CAAAACCAGTAGAACTAACTGGGAAGATAGGTTTGATAATAACTTTGAGATAGAGAGATTTGCTCTATGCTCTGACCATACTAAAAAGAAAGTACTGAAAGCTGATGTAGATATTCAGATAGATACACATGCTTACGACTGGATTATTGTAGTGGGCTCAGAAGCACTTAAGTTTTTTACTAGTGTTAATTCTATAACAGAATATAGTGGTAAGTGTGTAGACGATAAATATCTACCAGTAATTAATCCTGCCATGTTATCCTTCAAGCCCGAAGCTAAACCTTTGTGGGACAAGAGTAAGAAAAACATTATAGACTTCATAGCTGGAAATATTAAAGTACAAAGTCTAGATACAGATAAATGTTATGGCATACAAGACACAGAACAGTTTCACAAGTTCTTAGAGGCAGCAATTAATCACCCTAACAAATATGTGGGGCTTGACTCTGAGACAACAGGGTTATATCCAAGAGATGGTTATATGCTTGGCATGAGTATTTCCTATGAGAAAGACCATGGAGCATACATAGACACAGAGTGTGTAGATGAAAAAGCAGAAGAAATGCTACAAGAATTATTCAATAAGAAGATAATTATATTTCATAATGCAAAGTTCGACTTAGCATTCTTTGAGTATCATTTCAACTTCAAGTTCCCTAGATTCGAGGACACTATGTTACTTCACTATTGTTTAGATGAAGTTCCTGGCGGTCATGGCTTGAAACAATTAGCTATGGAACATACTGCGTATGGAGACTATGAGAAACCTATGTATGATTGGATAGACTCTTACAAAAAGCAAAACAGAGTGCTTAAAGCTGACTTTCAATGGGGTGCAATTCCTTTTGATGTAATGAAGATATATGCAGCCATGGACGCAGTAGTAACTCTATTAGTATTTGAGAAGTTATACCCTGCAGTAAGAAAGAATGCAAAGCTATTCAGTGTGTATGAAAATATACTTATACCTGGCTGTAGAATGTTAACAGACATACAAGATAATGGTGTGCCTTTTGATAAACTAAGACTGCTCAAAGGTAGAGACTTGATGCAGAATGATATAGACGAAGCAGTAGAAGAACTATATAAGTTTCCAGCAGTCAAGGCTTTTGAGACAGCTAAAGATAAAGAATTTAATCCAAACAGTACAGTACAGCTTAGGTCGTTACTGTTTGATTTTGTCGGGCTAAAGCCTACAGGCAAAAAGACTGGTACAGGTGCAGATTCAACTGATGCCGAAGTGTTAAAGCAATTAGCAGAAGAACACGAGATACCTAAGCATATTCTTTCTATTAGACAAAAGTCTAAGATTAAGAATACCTATTTAGACAAAATATATCCACAATTAGATAAGGATAACAGACTGCGTACAGGTTTCAATCTGCATGGCACAACATCTGGTAGACTATCTTCTAGTGGTAAAATGAATATGCAACAAATCCCTAGAGACAATCCTATTGTCAAAGGCTGTATCAAAGCAGCTGCTGGGCATAAGATAGTTGCAATGGATTTAACAACTGCAGAAGTTTATGTTGCTGCTGTACTTGCTGATGATAAGAACTTAATGGAAATATTTAAGACTGGTGGTAATTTCCACAGCAATATTGCTAAGTTAGTGTTTAATTTACCTTGTGAGGCGTCGGACGTTGCTGAGTTCTACCCTACACAAAGACAAGCAGCTAAGGCTGTTACGTTTGGCATTATGTATGGTGCTGGAGCAAACAAAATATCACAGCAAGTAACAGCTGATTCAGGTAGTCCTTTTACTAAGGGTGAAGCACAGGAAGTTATTGATGATTACTTCAAACAGTTCCACAAACTCAAGAAGTGGATAGACCTGTCTAGTAAGTTTATTATGGATAATGGATTTATCTATGGTGCTACTGGCAGAAAGAGAAGATTACCAAATGTTAAATCTGATAATCAAGGAATACAAAGTCATGAAGTTAGGTCAGGTATGAACTTCTTAGTTCAATCTGTAGCTTCAGATATTAATTTACTTGGTGCTATTGACATGAATGCTTTTGTTAAGAGTACTGGTATGAAAGCAAGAATCTTTGCTTTAGTACATGACTCAATACTAGCAGAAGTGCCTGAGGCAGAAGTAGAAGAATACTCAGAAAAGCTACAAGAGTTTATACAACAAGATAGAGGATTTAGTATCCCAGGAACTCCTGTAGGTTGTGACTTTGATATTGGTGATGACTATTCCTTCGGAAAGTTTGAAGCCAAATATGATATATGATAAAATAAAATTCCCTGTCTTCGTACTACATACAGACGATATAATGTTTGTAGATGGTATACTATGGATAGAAAACCAAGTATTAGATGACACTAATATGAAGGGAGAAACACTAGGTATGAGGAGATTACAGACTCCTATGAATAGTATCTATCCTTTGAAGTCTATGATTAAAAGTATTAGAGCATATCTTGAGCATCAAGGCAAGTACTACATAGATAGCAGGGGTAGATGGTTTAGAAAAGTTAAGAGTACAAAGTCAGAATTAAAATATCACAAAATAAAGAGAGTAGACCAAAGAATTGTAACAAGTGTGTTATGGATAAAAGGTTGTCCTTATCCTTTTGATATGGATAGACCTTTAGCAGATACGGAAGTATGGGCAGGAATGCTATACAGAGATGGAGCTCCTTGGTTGTTATATGATACAAGTACTAAAAAGAAAAAGGATTCATGGAGAAAAATATGAAAAGATTCTGGGTAGTGTGGAAACATGCACTAGGCTCCTTTGATGAGGAGGACGGCTATAATAAAAGAAATGAAAATGCTATAGCGTTTATACGCTCCCTTATAGTATTATTGAATCTTGCTTGTGGAATATTAATCATGGCTAATATAGTGCATAACTGGTAATGATACATATAATAGATAGTGTGTTTGCTAACCACCAATTAATTAAATTTAGCAAAACAATTAATAGAAGTAAAGAACCTTTTGTAAGTGGATATGCTTCAAAGAAAGGAGAGGGCTTTTTTAAAAATAACGAAGACCACCCCAATGCTTATATGTGTCATACAATGGGGCATTATGCTAAAAAATTATTTGAACTAGAGAATACCATAGGTTATGAGTACTGGACCCATGTCAATACTAAACCCAATGATGCTCATCAAGATAAAGATGAAGTAGCTTATTTAAAGAAAGGAATAAGTAGATTTCCTCAGTGCTCAACAGTATTCTATTTAGAGATAGAAGATTTAAAAGGCGGAGAGTTAGTGTTTATGAATGGTATAACAGTAAAACCAAAAGTAAATAGATTAGTATTATTTAAACCAGGACTAGAGCATTATGTTGAGGAGTTCACTGGGCATAGAGTATCTATTGCTGTAAATCCTTGGAGCACTAAGCTATACAAATGAAAGCAGTTATAAGTGATAGGATTTACCTAGAAGTATTACCCGCTCAACAGAAAAAGATTGACGACGAACTTACGTATGCCATACCCTCGTTTAAGTTCGGTGACCCACCACTCATTATAAAAAATATGGCACTTATAAGACAAGGACTAGTAGCTATACCGGTGGGCAGAATAGACCTAATCCCTGCAGACCACGAAGTAGTAGATAAGAGAGTACTAAAACCAGTAGACTTCCCCAAGTTTAATATGACATTAAGACCAAGCCAACAGTCAGTATATGACGAGATTGGAGACGGCGGCATAATTAACGCTTGGGTAAGTTGGGGTAAGACATTTACAGGTCTTGCAATAGCTGAGAAGCTGGGTCAGAAAACCCTAGTGATAACCCATACATTAGCTCTAAGAAAACAGTGGGAAGATGAAGTAAAGAAAGTTTTTGGAATCACGCCTGGAATTATAGGCAGTGGTAAATTTGAATTAGATAGTCCAGTCGTAGTAGGGAACATACAGAGTTTGTATAGAAAGATTCCAGAGATACGACAAGAGTTTGGCACTCTCATACTAGATGAAATGCATCACGTAAGTGCAAGGTCATTTTCTAGAATAGTAGATAAAAACTGTGCTAGACATAAAATTGGACTTACAGGTACACTACAAAGAAAAGATGGTAGACATGTAGTGTTCCGAGATTACTTTGGAAACAATGTAATGAAACCACCCAAGGAAAACTTTATGATGCCTAAAGTTCATATCCTACCGATAGCGATAAGATTCATGGACGGAAATGGTATACCTTGGGCAAACAGAATTAATGAGTTAGCTTACAACCCAGAGTACCAACATTCTGTGGCAATGGCTGCGTCATCGTACGCCGCCAAAGGTCATAAAGTGTTAGTGGTATCTGATAGAGTAGACTTCCTCAGGAACTGCGCGGAACTCACTGGTGATAACGCAGTTTGTGTGACTGGAAAAATCCATCACGAAGATAGAGCAGACATAATAGCACAGATTTTTGAAGACAAAGACGTCCTGTATGGGACACAGTCTATATTCTCTGAGGGTATATCCTTAAACATTCTAAGCTGTTTGATACTCGCAACACCAGTAAATAACGAGCCGTTACTTACACAGCTCATTGGAAGAATAATTAGAGATTACGAAGGAAAACAACAACCTGTAGTAGTAGACATTAATTTAATCGGAAAGACCGCAAAGAGACAGGCTAGTCTACGACTAGGCTACTACCTCAAGCAGGGTTATGAAATATCAACCTTATAAGGACCTCCGAAAAATACTACTTGACATGGGTTTAAAAAATTGTTATAATATATGATAAAATATAATTGGGAAAAGATAAATAGTGAGACCAATGGAGATTCAACTTCAATACTTACTGTCATTCATTTATTAACTTATAAGAGAATTCCTGCTAGTAGAAAAGACAAGACCTATAAGTATTTTGGGAAAAGTTTTGTCGGTGATAGTTTCTTACTAAATCCGAGACAACTACTTGCAGAAAGAAGAAATTATAGCAATAAAGAAGCTGCCGAGTATATCGCAGTAGCTTCGTACCGAAATTATTTTAATTACAACCGAACAGGTGAAACAACACTAGAGTTGATACATTTGCCTGTCACGACAACGATAGTAAATCGCAACAGATTGCTTCGGATAGAGAATGGTCTAGTACACTTTCTATTTGAAGATAACGCTAAATGGAGAACATAAATGGCAATAAAATTTAATCAAACTAAGGGCGGAGCCCAAAAAGATAAAATCGACCAGTACACATACAAAGAAGGAGACAATAAGTTTCGTCTAGTAGGTGATATACTGCCGAGATACGTTTACTGGATTAAGGGTGAAAATGGTAAGAACATTCCTATGGAGTGTCTAGCCTATGACCGTAATACAGAAACATTCAATAACAAGGATAAAGACTATGTAAGAGAGTTTTTTCCTGATTTAAAATGTGGTTGGGCATACGCTATTCAAGCTATTGACCCAGCAGATGGCAACGTTAAAGTTGTTAATCTAAAGAAGAAACTCATGGAACAAGTAATGGTTGCCGCAGAAGATTTAGGCGACCCAACCGACCCTGAAACAGGGTGGGATGTTTGTTTTCAAAGAGTTAAAACAGGACCGATGGCTTTCAATGTAGAGTACAGACTCCAAGCACTTAAGTGCAAACCAAGACCTCTAACAGAAGCTGAGACAGCTAAGATTGCTGACTTACGCTCTATGGACGATGTCTTACCAAGACCAACAGCAGATGCTCAATTAGAGCTGTTGCAAAGAGTAACTCAACCAGCTGATGGAGCAGAAGCACCTTCAGATGTTGATTCAGAATTTAGCATTAGTTAGGAGAAACTTATGGATTATACAATAGGAGACATATTTCCAGAATTTTCAGCAGCAGCATGTGATATTGATAACATGCTTATCGATATAGATGTACTGCAAGAAGATATGTGGACTGTAGTTTATTTTTATCCAAAAGACTTTACATTCATTTGCCCAACAGAAATAGCCGATATGGATAGACTGCTGGGCGATGCTGATGTTTTAGGATTCAGTCCTGATAATGAATTTTGTAAATTAGCTTGGAAAGAAAGCAATGATATTATCAAAAACATTCAACACCCTTTATGTTGTGATGCTGGTAGTGAACTTGCAAAAGAGTTAGGTGTTT